CCGGTCTGATCTTCCGCGACGCATCCATGAGGATGCGATACTGCGGGTTCTTGTGGTAAAATTCTGCGATCTCACGGGTGTCATCATCTAAATAATACACTTCCGGCTGTTCAGAAATTTGTACACCATTGTCGGCGGTGTCGGTTTTTTTGGACAGGTCAGCGCCATGATATTCGACCAGGTCGGCCTTCTCGATTCCGAAAAAGTCCGCCATCTTCTGTATTTTGTCGATTCTTGGGTACGACTTGCCGTTTATCCAGTCCGTCACAGAAGAATACGGTTCTTTGATTGCTTTTGCGAAATCCTTCCTGCTTAATCCGTGTTTGTCCATGTATGCTTGTATGTTGCCGCCCATGATTTTCTTGTTTCCGAGCATCTTTCCTCCCTTCTCTCCCGTACACATTATTATAAGTAGGAAACGGAAAAACCGCAACCAAAAACGAATTAACCGTTGACAAAAACGGTTTAACCGTTATAATGAAAAGCGTGGGCAATATCATGAAAGGAGGTGAACGGATGTCAATCACATTGAAGGCGGCACGAGTTAATGCCCAGCTGACCCTTGCGGAAGCGGCAAAAGAGCTCGGAATCGCAGTTGATACGCTCAGACAGTACGAGGCAGGGAACACGTTCCCGAACGTCCCGACTATCCAGAAGATCGAAAAGCTGTATTCCGTCAGCTACAATGACATCAATTTTTTTTCGAATCAGAAAACGGTTTAACCGTTACGGAGGCGACCACATGAAAAAACCAACCGATCAACACATTGACATCATCAATGAGCAGACGGGCCGCAAGAAAACCGTCGTCTTTCATTCCTATGTCGCAATCTTGTGCGAAAAAGACGGCTCGCTGGTCACCGCGGTCCGAGTCGACGGGCAGAGCAACAAAGAGGACGTTATCCGCTATCTGGGGCTGACCTACACCGAGTCGTGGAACATTAAAGGCATCTACAGACTTTACGATGAGGATTTCACATCATGACCGCGTCAGACATCATCTGCGGCGCTATGGCCCGCTGCGGATGCACGCATGGGGAGATGGCAAGGCTCATGCGGATTGCTCCGTCGTCCTTCTCGCGCAAGATCAGACGAAACACGTGGACGGTCAGAGATATCAGACGGATCAACCGCAGATGTCCTTTCACGGCCGATGATCTGCAGAGCATGGTGAGGTGGTAGGGGTGACACTGGAAGAATTCTATCACTTTAAACGTGAGGTCAACACCTGGCTGATCAGTTACGGGGAGACCAACGAAAACGCCAATGTCCGCAAAGTGTGCGAACTGTTTACGGCCCAGGCGGCGAACCTGACACCGTATCAGATGAGCGTACTGCTGGACATCGCAAAGGAATGCACCGAGGTCAATCAGCAGGCCGCTGAACGGATGATCAAATATTACAGAAGGGAGATGTACAAGTGAAAGACGACATGATTTATGTCTGCCGGATGCATCGTGATGAGATCGAGCATATACGGCGCATGGAGGACTACGAGCACCGCAGCCGCGTCAATCCGGTCGAGATCGTGCTCATGATGGTGACACTCGTAGCAGTGTTCGCGGTCAGCGCAGGACTCGTGACACTGACAAACGGCGCGGAGCTGGCAGAGTCGGCCCTGTGGATGGTGCCGGGGCTGTTTTGGTTGGGCGTGATGCTCGCGATCAGAGAGGAGGGGAACGAATGATATTAACAAAAAATGTGCCGTCATCGACCGCCATCGAATCAGGCACCACAGTAAAAATAATTCAAGATGATTGTATCACTATCACACGCGACGAGTACAGCCTTTTTGTCGCCAATGGGATCAAGCTCGACATGATCGTGAACGCGATCCAGTTCTGTAGGTACGACAGTGACCGCCTGGATACGATCAGGATGATTCTGGATCTGCCGAAGGAGGACACGCCATGATCAGAACCGACGATCCCGCTCTCGATTCCGCCACGAGAGACGAAGAATTCGAAGATTGGCTGAAGACTCGGCCCGTATGCGATATCTGCGGCGAGCCGATACAGGAAGAATATGCTTTTATGCATTCGGGCGGATGGATTTGTTCCAGATGCATAGAGCAAAACACGTTTTATATCGATGAGGAGGTGATTTAATGGCACTGCCGGTTTTAATCATCGGTCGGTCTGGCTCCGGCAAGACATACAGTCTGAAGAACTTTAAACCGAACGAGATCGGGATCATCTCGGTCGAGAAGGGCCGCCTGCCGTTCAAGTCTGAATTAAAACCCGTAAAGATTCCGAAATACGAGAACAGTGCAGAGATTAACACCTATGCACAGGCAAACAGCGCCAAATACGCATGGATTAAGCGCACCATCCAGAAAGCAGCCGTCCCGAGTATCGCGATTGATGACAGTCAGTATCTGCTCATTAACGAACTCTTCGACCGGACAGGCGAAAAGGGTTACGACAAATACACGGAGATGGCCAAGAACTTCCGCGATCTGGTGCACTTCATCAACGACCTGGAAGACGACAACAAGATTGTTTACTTCCTGCATCACTCCGAAGCAGACAGTGACGGGCGCGAGAAGTGCAAGACGATCGGGAAGATGCTGGACGAAAAGATGACCGTTGAAGGCTGCTTCGACATTGTGATCTATTGCTCGGATCACGAATTTTACACGCAGGGCAACGGCATGAGCTCCGCGAAGTCTCCGGAGGATATGTTCGAGATGAAGATCCCGAACGATCTGAAGGCAGTAGACGCGGCGATCCGGGAGTACTACGGAATGGGAGGCGATTGATTGGGATATGCATATTTGTCGGACGGAACGCTGATTCCCTACAAGGAATATATTGAGAAGCATCCGTACTGGCAAAAGGTGCGACGTGTCCGATTTGACTTTGATGAGCACAAATGCGTGGTATGTCGGCGCGATCTAACCGGGCAGGTATACCACACACATCACCTGCACTATCAGAGGCTCGGACACGAGCGCCTAAGAGACGTGATAACACTTTGCCCTGCCTGCCACAAGGATTTTCATGAGAGTTGGCAGAAGGTGCAAATCTGGCGCGGGAAGGAGTCAGGACACTGGGAATCATTCAGCCTGGAACACACGGCTCAGCTCTGCGCGACGTACTGGCGAAACGACAGGTTGATAAACAAAAACCCGGATGCCTTGAATCTCTGTAGCAGAGATGTGTGCCGACAGCTGCTTGACGAATACTTCCGGGATTTTGGACTGGAGACGCACCCGCGAATAGATCCGAACGATATCTCGCTTTTTGTGAGAAATAAGCGTTACGAGATTTACTTTGAATATGAAGAAAAGGGTCTGAGCGTTGAGGAATTCCTAGACGCCTATTACGGCCCGAAGATCCGAGGCGGGAACCCGGTGCGTCAGGAGGCCGGAAGGAAAGGCGGCCCGTTCGATCATGAGCCGAAGTCATTCCACCGGCATTACAGTGAGAATCCAAATCTAAACATATTAATGGAGGAGGTAAGGAAACTTGAGAGAAGCGATGAAGAGGATGATAATCCGTTATCTCAATGAGGCGATCAACACGACGCCGAAGCCCACGACGGAAGACGTGGAATGCATGGCGGATCATTTCGTTGATGACGTTGCAAGGCTGCTTTCAGCAAGAAGAGATTTCAAGGAGGAGTAAAAAGAAATGCAGAAACCTACTGGATATGATGAGGCGCGAGTTACTGGAGAATACACACCGGTTACGCTCGGGGGCCATTACTGCGTGATTAAGCAGGTATCAGAAACGACTTCCAGCACCGGCAAGCCGATGATTGTAGTATTGTTCGACTTCTGTCCGCCGGATGAGCAGAGCGGCCGTTTTATGACTGAGTTTACCAACGATGACCGCGAAAACAAAAAGTGGCCGTTTGCCGGAACAAAATACATCATGGTCAATGATTTCCAGGACGCGAGCAAAACGAGCAGGCAGTTCAAAACCTTCTGCTCATGCGTCGAGAAATCAAACAACTATGAAATAACCTGGGGCGGCACCGACTGGGGCAGGCAGTTCTTAAACAAGCAGGTCGGGTGCGTGTACGGTGAGGAAGAAAACGAGTACAACGGCAGGCGATTTATGCGGCCGGTGCCAAAATACTTCTGCAGACTTGAGACCGTGAAGGATGCCGAAGTCCCGAAACCGAAATATGTCAACAGTGCCAAGCCGGGGACGGCGATAGCTCCACAGGCAGACAATGACGGATTCATGAATATTCCGAAGGGAATCGAAGAAGAGTTACCTTTTTGACCGAGGTGTAAAGGATGAAGTGGCCTGAATATATTGACGAAAAAGAATTAAGAAGGGCTATATCCGTCCTAAAACCGAATAGGCAGCTTTTTGAGGTGCGAATCATCAGCGGGCAAGGTGCGAAAAAGCAGATCATGAGCGGATATTTTACCGAGGCGGACACGCTGATCAAAGCATTTGATCGTGTGGATGTGCGCGGGAAGAATATCTATATCACGCTTAATGCTATAGCACCTGCCTGTTATGCCCGAGACCAACACGATAGATTCCTGATCACGTCTCAGACAACGAGTGACACGGAAATTACAGCATATCAATGGCTGTTTGTTGACCTCGATCCGGTTCGCCCGGCAGGGATATCATCGAGCAATGAGGAGCTCCGAAAGGCGGAGGAACTACACCAGAAAGTTAAGGCTTATCTCGCGGAAGTCGGATTCAGCGAGCCGATAGAGGCTATATCCGGCAACGGCTATCATCTGCTTTATCACATCAACATCCCCAACACAACGGAAAATAAGACACTTATCGACCACTGCTTGAAGGCGCTCGGGATGATGTTCGATACAGACCGGGTCAAGATCGATCTGACGAACTTTAACCAAAGCCGTATTTGCAAGCTGTACGGAACTTTAGCGCAAAAGGGTGCCAACGTTCCGGCGCGGCCTCATCGGATGAGCAAAATCGTCCGTGTCCCTGCTTCCATTGAGATAACGGATACGAGCAGGCTGCAGGCGCTGGCGGATGAACTTCCGGAGGAGCCGAAGCTCACGACAAGGAGCAGGCGAACCGGATCCGGCACAGACGTTTTCGATCTGGTGGAGTTTATGCACGTCAATGGTCTGACATATAAGGAAGACTTCAATGATCGTGCAAAAATATATCGGCTCGATGAGTGCCCGTTCGATCCGAATCACAAGGATGGCGACGCGAAGATATTCCAGTATCCGGACGGGAAGATCTCATTCAAATGTCATCACAATTCATGTCGCAATTACAAGTGGCAGGACGTTCGGTTGAAGTATGAGCCGGATGCATATGACAGGAAGGACGATGACGATCGATATGATGCTGGATATCAGGAACATCTCAGACAAGTACAGAAGGATGGCCCGAAAGATCAGACGCCGTTATCTGCTCCGCCTCAGAAAAAGGAATTCCGCAAGCTGAAGACGGCCGAGGCGCTGATTCAGAAGGACATACCGGATCCGGTGGTTATCATTGGCGTTGACTCCGAACTTCCGCTGTTGGTTGAGGGTACCTGCATCTTATCGGCGAAACCGAAGCTCGGCAAGTCGTGGTTGGCGCTGTCAATGTGTCTAGCTGTTGCGAATGGTGAGGACTTCCTCGGATACCATACCCACAAATGTTCAACGCTGTACCTTGACCTTGAGACAGCCGAAGCGCTGCAGAAGCGACGAATACTTAAGGCGTTGAACGGGCGGGCATTGCCGAAAAACTTCTATCTGGATGATCAGACTGATGCCATTGACCGTGGATTCGTTGAGCAGATCGAAGAATACCTAAAGGAAGATCCGGAGATCGGACTAGTTGTTGTGGACGTCTTCCAGATCATTCGCTCACCGTCAAAGGGTTCGAAAGAAACGGAGTACGAACACGCATACCGGGACATAACACCGTTGAACATTCTGGCGCAGAAATATCACATTGCAATCATCCTTGTATGCCATGACCGAAAGACGGTTGATACCGACGATCCATTCGCGAACATTCTCGGCAGCACCGGGCTCCAGGGCGCAGCGACTCAGATGATCGTGATGTTCCGCCAGAAAAAAACAGATCCGATTCACATCTCCGTGAAGGGAAAAACAATTGACGGTCTTCCGGAACTGAACGTCAAGCTCGAGAATGCGCAATGGATGATTGTAGACGCAGCGAGCTCAACGAGTGATCGAGATATCCTGCTTGAAGAATATGAGAATTCGGAGATCAGGGAGGCGGTTCTGAAGCTGGTAGAAACCTATTCGGAGTGGGGCGGTAATTGTAGCGATCTGATAAATGCAGCCATGGATGTCGGCGTTACGATCCTCGATAGCAATATGAAGGTCGGCGGGTTTTTGAAGAAACACAGACCTAGATTTAAGGAGGTTGACGACATAGATATGCAGGCCATAAAGAACGGTACCGGAGGAAAATATTATAGATTTTGCAAACAAACCGTTGATACCGTTGATGAATTCAAGCCAATACCGTTGATAGCATACAGAAATCCGCATGAAATGGGCTTTCCTGAGGGGTTTCTCTAATAAAAGACCTTACTATTGTTATATGGTCAACCGTTGATGCAACCGTTGATGGATCAACGGTATCAACGGTATCAACGGTTATTTTTCCACTTCGTAGGTTTTCCATCAACGGTATGAGAAAGGAACAGGAATGGAAAAGATCAAAGTCATTATCAAACGCCCGGACGAACTGATCGGGCACATCGAGGAAATCGACAATACGCTCAAGACCTTCCAGAAGATCGTCGGCGGGTACATCGAGACCGTCCCGATCTCACACAACGTTACCATGATCGTCAACGAGGAAGGGAAGATCAAACAAATGCCTCCTAATATCAAATTCGGGGTGTGCTTCGACGACATGATCGTCGGTACGCTTATTCTGGTTGGTGTTGATGACGAGGCCGAAGAGTTCACGGATTGTCCGATGGAGCTTAAGACCTGGGAGCAGCTGCTCCGGACCTGGGGGAACTTATGACGGAAGAAGAATTAACAAAAGCCTACAACGCATCAAATAAGCTGTGGCAGGCAGTCAAGGCAGGCGACCAGAACGCGCTGTTTGCTCTTCGGCTCGCGCACATCTACACATTCAGGTTCGCAGGACATTGGCGCGACGATGAGCAGGGCCGTGCGGCGTGGTGCGAGTTCGCGCAGGCCGCGCAGAGACTGGCCTACAAATGCGGCAATCATTCGCCCGAAGATTATGTAATCGGTGGGGTGATAGACGGGATGCGCCGGGCGATCGAGAAGGGGGAATTACCAAATGAAAGATAATGACAAAATCGATCCGTCACTCAACTGGAAACCATTAACGGATCATCCACCCCGCAACGGCTGGTATGAGATGTGGATGAAGCGCCCTGTTCCCGTCTACAAGAAAAATAGGGGGGGTAAGCGTGTGCGGATTGGCACTGATTATGTAGATGAACCGTATCTCGGGTTATACCGGGACGGTAAATGGCTCGAGGTACCGTCTTATGCTCATGCATGGCGCGGCCCGATGGTCCGGAGCGACATGACAAAACCATACATAAAGCATCCGGATGCCGTTATGGCACTCGCGACCGCTCTGGCCCGCGACTATTCCAATGATTACGAATCAGCATTTGAGTTGATGCTGACGGAACGGATCGGGACGGAGCGATGGACGAATGCAAATCTTAACTTCCTGCGAGCTAAGCGATACATGGAGGCAGAAAAATATCAGATCATTACCATGGGCGCCGCGGATCCGGAAGATGTCATGCTGAAATTGAGGAAGAGAGTATTTAAGAGGGTTTGGAAATATGACAACCAACATTAACAAATTTGCATACGGCTGCCTGCCGCGCATTGTCGGGATCCGGCGCAAACTCGTACCTGGCCACAAATACACCTTCACCAGACGTGTCCTGACCACGAGTGGCTCGGAAGTGGAACGGGAGCGGCTGACACTGGTGGCACTACACAGGAACTTTGCACGGTTTCGGGTAGACGGTATGTTCAGCAGTTATTATGAGTGCTTTAGCTACCATGAGTTGATGGAAGAAATTGACCGGCAGGCAATGAAAGAAGAGGTGTTGTAAGTGAGAATCGCGTATGTGTGCGACAAGAAAAAGAAGTGCAAAGAAACGCCTCGCTGTGGGGACATTTGCAACCACACATTGTTCGAGGAACACGCGCAGTATCAGGAACACGGACGGTTTCTGATCTATGGCGACAAGGGCCAAGGCTTCGTACTGGAGGAACTGAAACATGATTAACCAGCTCATCAGCATGGGAGTAATGCTCCTGATCGGGATTGCGCTCGGCTTCTGTATTCGGATAGACGACGAATATTATAGCATGAGCGATTCCGAC